ATCAGCCGCATCGCCGGGCGTTCCGGCTGCATCGTGAGCCTGCTGTGATTATTTACGCGCAGCAGGGCGACACCGTAGACCAGATTTGCTGGCGGTACTACGGGCGCACGGCGCAGGCCGTGGAGCTGGTCTATGCCGCCAATCCGGGGCTTGCCGAGAGCGGGCCGGTATTAATACACGGCTGCGAGGTGACGCTGCCCGACCTGCCCGACGCCGCTGCGAATGAAACCATCAACCTGTGGGACTGAAAAAGATGGAGAAAATCAATTCGCTGGTTAACTACCTGATCGGCCTGGTGCTGATGTGGTTCGGCCGCCACACCCCGCAGGATATCGCCTTTATGGTGGGTTCCGGCGTGGCCGTGGTGACGCTGGTGATTAACGTCGCCACGTTTTTTATCAACTGGCACTACCGCCGCAAAACCTATGAGCTGCAGCGGCAGGGGGTGAAAATTGAAAGCCGCTAAACACTGCGCCGTGCTGGCCGTGCTGGCAATCGTCACGCTGTTGCCGCAGTTTAAAACCCTGAAAATATCCGACGGCGGGCTGGCGCTGATTGCCGACGTCGAAGGCTGCCGCACCTCGCCTTATCAGTGCAGCGCCGGGGTCTGGACAAATGGCATTGGTCATACCGCAGGCGTGACGCCAGAAAGCCACGTCAGCGAGAGGCAGGCCGCCGTTAATCTGGTGTACGACGTGATGCGCGTTGAGCGCCAGCTTGCCGTGTGCGTGCCGGTTGAGATGCCCGCCCCGGTATACGATGCGCTGGTGAGCTTTTCGTTTAACGTCGGCACTGGCGCGGCCTGTGGGTCAACGCTTGCCGGGTATATGAAGCGTCAACAGTGGCGGCAGGCATGCGACCAGCTCGACCGCTGGGTCTACGTGAACGGCGTGCGAAACGGCGGGCTGGAAAACCGCCGCCAGCGGGAAAAAGCCTGGTGCTTAAAGGGGGCGGCATGATCCGCCTGTTAGCGGCGCTGCTGGCCGTGGCGCTCGTCGCGCTGGGCCTGACCGGCTGGCGGCTGAATGCAGCAAACGGCCATCTCACCGACGCGCAGCGCATTATCGGTACGCTGTCCGCCGGAATTGAAAGCCGCGATAAGGCGATCACCCACCTGAACGACGAGGCAAAAGCGGGCCAGAAACGCGAGGCCGCGCTGCGCCTGTTGCAGGGCCGGGCTAGTACTGCCGCCCTGAACCGTGAAATAACCATACAGGGAGAAACCGATGCGAATCCGACCTTACGCAGCTGGTCTGCCGCTGCTTTGCCTGCTGACGTTATCCGGCTGCACGCTCGCCCCGCCTTCAGCAACGCCCGCGATTATCTGGACTGGCTGTCCGCGCGTGACAAGCTGCCCGCTGCCGAGCAACAGCCTGCAAACCCAGGGCGACTTAGCGGCGGATAACCGCCGGTTAGAGGCTGCGCTTGCATCATGCGGGTTGCAGGTTGAAATCATCAAAGAATGCCAGGAGCAACACGATGGAGAAACCGACACAGCTGCGCCGGGCGCTGACCGACAGCGTGCCGCTGCTGCAACGAAATCCTGACGGGCTGAATATGTTTATCGACAGCGGGCGCATCGCCTCGACGCTCGCCAGCTCGCTGTCGTTTGAATACCAGTATCAGCTTAATCTGGTGATCACCGATTATGGCGACGACATCGATCTGATTATGGTGCCCTTGCTTGCCTGGCTGCGCGAGAACCAGCCGGACATTATGGCTACCGAGGAGAAACGCCGTACCGGCTTCACCTTCAGGGTGGACGGCCTGCGCGACACGCTCTGCGATATCAGTATCGATCTACAACTGACCGAGCGCGTAATTGTGAAACAGGAAGACGGCGCACTGCACGTCACGCACGCGGGCGAAAACCCGCTGCCGGATAACGTGGCCCGGCCTGTGCAGCTTTACGCGGGCGGCAAGCTGGTCAGCGAGTGGCAGTCATGAACGGGCTGGAGGCGTTCGACGCCCGGCTAAATGCGCTTATCGGCAACCTGTCACCGGCGGCGCGCAAGGAGATGGCGCGCACCATTGCAAAACGCCTGCGCGCCGGTCAGCAGCAGAATATCAAACGCCAGCAGGCACCGGACGGCACGGCGTTCAGGCCGCGCAAGGCACCGGCGCGCAAAAAGAAGGGTCGGATAAAGCGCGAGATGTTCGCAAAGCTGCGCACGGCCAAATACATGAAGGCAAAAGGCACCGCCGACGACGCCGTGGTGGAGTTTGCCGGGAACGTGCAGCGCATGGCCCGCGTGCATCACTATGGGCTGCACGACCGGCCCGCTCGTGGAGGGAAAGAGGTGCAGTATGAAGCAAGGCCATTATTAGGTATCAATCATAAAGTTCGGATACTGATAGAAAAATGTATAATAAAGGAATTAAATGACGATACTACTTAGACTTTCCTTTAAGTGACGTTATTAATGATGCTAAATGCTCAACGCCATCGAAAGTAGATGGCACTTTATCTTCGGATGCCATGATATTGGAAAAAATGACATCTTCAAATTTGTTAAGTAGACCATTATCTTTGGCTTTAATAGTGACACTGTAGTCTGCATAGCTCTGTATGAACTGACAGAGGCTTTTTCGCAGTTCAATTTGCATTATTTGAGAGCGTATAGAGTTGTAATTTATCAAGGCGATACGGAAGTAATATATAAGAATTAGTGTTAGTGATATAGCAGGCAAAAAACCTACCAACTCATAAGGGTTTTCAACTTTCCTCCCAGGAAGAAAAAAGTAAAAGGACTCCATTAAAATTACTGTTGGTAAAATAAAGCCTAAGGCAATGAGAACTTTTCTCGCCCATGATAGCTGTATTTCTTTAGCGTTTCCTAGTGATTCAAACCCTTTATATAGCCCTACGAAATTGAATGCATTTTTTTGTTGCTCAAGCGTCTCTTGTAGAGCTTCGACAGCAGCCTGCCTTTTTTCTAAGTCACTACTCCAACTTTCATTCAATTTCTCTGCTTCTCTTTTCGCATTAACATAATCTTTAAAAGTAATTAGTTCATCGCTATTTATTAGCTGCTTAAAAATAGATGTTGTCATATCTTGCATGGCATATTCAACTTGCCCTCCTGCCCTGGATGAAAATGATTTTATATTTTCCCTAGCGAAATCCCTAATGTCTTGGTAGTCAGGAGAGAAGTCTTCAGGGCCTGAAAGATACTCCTCGACATAAAAACGAAACACGTTTGCAAAAACATAATCAACACCGTCACTACTCATGTCAGCTTCAGTAAGTCGATTGAGGAAATTTTGAGAAATATGCTTAATGTTAAATTGAGTTCTTTCATCCCATACATGTGCATTAGTAACCATGTGCCGCAGTAAAAATAAAATTATTTTGTTTCTTTCTAAAGTGAATTGATTTGAGTCACTAGACTGGCCCAACAAGCGAATATAGGAAGCAATAGCGTTTTTAGTATCTTCAGTATCAAAAAATTTTTGCATAACGCTCTCAGTTTAAGTTAGTAGGGTGTTTGCTCATGAATAGCTAAACAGTAATGGATTGTCGACTCTTACTTAGGACTACATTATGCATTTATGAACTCACAAATCCCAGAAATCCTGCGCCTGCTGCGCAACCTGATCCGCATCGGCACCGTGTCCGCCGTCAACCTCGAAGACGGGCTGTGCCGCGTGGATACCGGCAACAACACAACCAACTGGCTGCACTGGCTGACTGGCCGTGCCGGTCGCACCCGTTCATGGAATGCACCGTCGGTCGGCGAGCAGGTGCTTGTGCTGTGCCTGGGCGGCGAGCTGGATACCGGCTTTGTGCTGCCGGGCGTTTTGTCTGACGACAACCCGGCTCCGTCGGCCTCGGCTGACGCCCTGCACTGGTCGTTTCCCGACGGCGCGGTGATTGAGTATGAACCGGCAAACGGCGCGCTGAAGGCAACCGGCATTCAGACCGCAACCATACAGGCCGCCGTCAAAATTATGCTGCACTCGCCCGAGGTGGAATGCTCGGCCCTGCTGAAAGCCGCCAGGCTGGAAGTGACCAATGGCGGCACCATGAAAGGCGACGTGAAGCACAGCGGCGGCAGCTTCAGCTCTAACGGCGTGGTCGTTGACGCCCATAAACACGGCGGCGTGAAGTCCGGCGGCGACACGTCGGGAGGGCCGCAGTAATGGCCGTGCGATATTCCGGCATGAGCCGCGACACCGGCGGGGCGCTGACCGACCTTGACCACATCCGGCAATCGGTACGCGACATTCTGTTGACGCCGGTCGGTTCCCGCGTGATGCGCCGCAGCTACGGCTCGCTGCTGTCCGCGCTGATTGACCAGCCGCAAAACGAGGCGCTGCGCCTGCAGATTATGTCGGCCTGCTACATGGCGATTTTGCAGTGGGAGCCGCGCATCAGGCTGACCGGCATCTCTTACGAATCCGCGTTTGACGGCGGCATGGTGGCAGAAATCACCGGCAGCCGCACCGACATCGCGCAGGATTTTTCTCTAACCGTTCCCGTGAGCTGATATGTCAACTATTGACCTGAGCCAGCTGCCCGCGCCCGACGTGGTGGACGCGCTGGACTATGAAACCTTACTCAACGAGCGCAAGGCCACGCTGGTATCGCTGTACCCGGCGGAGCAGCAGGTCGCCGTTGCGCGCACGCTGGCACTGGAGTCCGAGCCGGTGGTGAAGCTGCTGCAGGAAAACGCGTACCGCGAGGTTATCCTGCGCCAGCGCGTCAACGAGGCGGCAAAAGCTGTCATGGTGGCGTATGCCCTGGCGGATGATTTAGACCAGCTCGGCGCAAACAACGGCGTCGCCCGCCTGACGCTGACGGCCGCCGACGACACCACCACCCCGCCGACCGCCGCCGTGCTGGAAAGCGACGACGATTACCGCGTGCGTATCGCCGCCGCCTTTGAGGGGCTGAGCGTTGCCGGGCCGTCGGGCGCGTATGAGTACCACGCCAGAAGCGCCGATGGCCGCGTGGCGGACGCGTCCGCGATAAGCCCGTCGCCCGCCTGCGTCACCATCACCGTGCTGTCGCGCGAGGGCAACGGCGAGGCGGCGGCCGACCTGCTGGCCGTGGTGGATAAGGCACTGAACGATGAGGACGTGCGCCCGGTGGCCGACCGGGTCACGGTGCAGTCAGCGGCAATTGTGGATTACGCCGTTGAAGCCGTGCTTTACCTCTATCCGGGGCCGGAAGCCGAACCCATCCGCGCTGCCGCCGGGGCAAAGCTCGCCGCCTTTGTCAGCGCGCAGGCCCGCCTCGGCCGGGATATCCGTAAATCGGCGCTTTATGCGGCCCTGCACGTTGAAGGCGTGCAGCGCGTGGAGCTGGCGCAGCCCGCCGCCGACGTGGTGCTGGATAAAACCCAGGCCGCGTACTGCACCGGCTGGTCGCTTACGGTCGGGGGTTCGGATGAGTGATCGCCTGTTGCCGTCCGGCTCGTCGGCGCTGGAGGTGGCCGCCGCCGAAGCCTGCGCCGCGATTGAAGCCATTCCGGCACCGCTGCGCCAGCTGTGGAACCCGGACACCTGCCCGACGGAGCTGCTGCCGTATCTGGCCTGGGCGTGGTCGGTTGACCGCTGGGACGCGGGCTGGAGCGAGTCCACCAAGCGCGCCGTGGTGAAAGCCTCGCAGTACGTGCACAGGCACAAGGGCACGCTCGGCTCGATCCGGCGCGTGGTGGAGCCGCTCGGCTACCTGATCCGCATCGTTGAATGGTGGAAGACCGGCGGCGAGCCGGGCACGTTTCGCCTGGACGTGGGCGTGCTGGATACCGGCATTACCGAAGAAATGTATCATGAGCTGGAGCGCCTGATTGCCGACGCGAAGCCGTGCAGCCGCCACCTTGTCGGGCTGTCGGTTAATCTCGACGCCAGCGGCGCGTTGCCGGTGGCCGCCGCCTGCTACAGCGGCGACGAGCTGACCGTTTACCCCTATATCCCTGAACTTATCAGCGTTGGCGGGCCGGGCTATACCGGCGCGGCGGTGCATCTTATTGACCTGACGGAAGTAAGCACATGACGATGAAATATTTTGCCCTGCTGACCAGCCAGGGCGCGGCAAAGCTGGCGAACGCGGCGGCCCTTGGTACAAAGCTGCAGATTACCGAAATGGCCGTGGGCGACGGCGGCGGCACGCTGCCCACGCCCGACGCGGCACAAACAAAGCTTATCGGCGAGAAGCGCCGGGCCTCGCTTAACGCGCTGACGGTTGACGCGGCCAACAGCAGCCAGATTATTGCCGAGCAGATTATTCCCGAAAGCGAGGGCGGTTTCTGGATACGCGAAATTGGCCTCTTTGACGCCGACGGCGTGCTGATTGCCGTGGCCAACTGCGCGGAAACCTACAAGCCGCAGCTCGCCGAGGGCAGCGGGCGCACGCAGACGGTACGCATGATTTTAATTGTTAACAGCACAGCCGCAGTCACGCTGAAAATCGACCCGTCCGTGGTGCTGGCTACGCGGCAGTATGTGGATAACGCGGTGATTGAGGTAAAAGCTTACGCCGACAAGGCGCTTGCCGCACACGTTACCGCCACCAATCCGCATAATCAGTACCTGCAGATTGCGAACGCGCTGGCGGAAATCAAGGATGCCGGGCTGGGTGCGAAAGCCCTGGCAGCGCTGGGGCTGGGCGACGGCTCAGCTGTGCCGGTCGGCGTGCCGCTGCCTTATCCTGCCGCTACGGCCCCGGCTGGATGGCTGAAGTGCAACGGCGCATCGTTCAGCGCCATGGCCTACCCGCTGTTGGCGAAGGTGTATCCGTCGCTGAAACTGCCGGATTTACGCGGCGAGTTTATTCGCGGCTGGGACGACGGGCGCGGCGTGGATGCCGGGCGCGGGATTGGCACCGCGCAGGGCGCGACCGGCCTGCGTACCGGGGCGCTGGATTATTCCGGTGTGGACTCAACCTACGACGGGGCGGGCGTCGGAACCGCGTTTAACCAGGCAGATTCCGTCTCCAGAAAACAGCCGGGCGATGCGAAAGCGCCTAATAACGATGCTCTTGATCCTATCGTGAATGACAACATGATATCAGCCAGGCAGCTGAACGCTGCGCAGACGGACGGGGTGCTGTGGGTAACCATGCGCCCGCGAAACGTCGCATTTAACTACATCGTGAGGGCCGCATAATGGCGAAGATTACCCTGGATAAAAGCGGCCTGGCGAAAGCGGCCGGCACGCTGACGGTTTACAACTTTGACAGCCTGACCGGCGAGTTTACCGGCGCAACGGATGAATATTTACCGCAGGGCGTGGGCGTCCCGGCCTGCGCCTGCAGCAGCGAGCCGCCGACCGTTGAACCCGGCTTTGTCGCGGTTTATCAGGACGGTGGCTGGCAGTGCGTCGCCGATCATCGTGGCAAAACCGTCTGGTTAACGGCGGACGGTACGGCGACAGAAATCACCTCGCCGGGCGATTATCCGGCGGGCACCACTACGCATGCACCGGCAACCGCGTTTGATAAGTGGGACGGCGAGAAATGGATAACGGACAGCGACGCGCAGCAGGCTGCTGCAGTGAGTGAGGCTGAGGCGGAAAAGGCCGCACGCATCAGCGAGGCCAACAGCACGACGCAGGCATGGCAGACGCAACTGAGGCTCGACATGATTAACGATGCGGATAAGGCATCGCTTACCGCGTGGATGAAGTATGTGCAGGCCGTGCAAGCTGTTGATACCGGCATGTCAGATATTATCTGGCCGAAAAAGCCTACGTGATCAAACCCATTTATGTTTGTCATTTTGGGAAAGCATTCACGAAGGACTATAAAGTTTTGTTTTAGTATGGACCGGGTAAAAAGCAGGCGCTAGGATATCTTGTTTATTGAGAATAGCGAGGAAAAGTATGGATACGGTAGAGCAATTGAATGGGAAATACTTCTTCGACGGGATGAGTGTTGATGGCGATGAGCTACTGCTTTGGTTACTACTTGATGAGTTCCAGAAAAGATTTAGTGACATCACGGATATTCTGGCGGTTGCTTCAATGTTAGCAAGTCTGCCCGTTATTCCTGTAAGAGGAAAATTGGATGCCGGAAAAGCGACCAGAGGAACAAGCCCGCTTTCAATGATAAGTCGTACATATATCCGTCAAAGGTTTGAGAAGCCACGTCGCACAATCACCTGGAACAAAATGCTGCGCGGTGAATGGGCATATACGACCAGTGTCGGAGCTTATGTAGGGCGTTGGGTTCCGTGGATTGGGGCTGCGATAACGGCTTACGATCTCTCTATCGTTACCCGGAATGTTATTCACCGATATAAATTAATCACAGGAGTAAGAGGGTAACGACGGTATGGATAAAGCTGAAGTTGTACGCAACCTGATTGCTAAATATTTTTGGGCGATGTCTGATGATGCATCCCTGAGTACAGGTAAAAAAAGCGTGTTGCCTGAAGAGGCCAATGATTTTATTGAAGAGTATGCTTCTTCGCTTCAAGTCGATATGAACAGTTTTGACTTCAGGAAGTATTTCCCTAATGAGGGAGTTCGGTTTTTACCCAACGCTATTTTGCCAAAATTTATGCGCAGTGATGGTAATCAGCCCGAGCCATTAACAATTCATATGCTGATTGAATCTGCTGAGGCGGGGCGTTGGCTTTACTGATAGCTGTAACATAGACCATTTGTAAGAGACGTGAAAAGCTTTAGCAAAACAGATATCAACTGGCTGGAGCCGTCTTTTGTCCGCTGATCCTTCAGCAAACCCCAATCGAATGCACCGCCCCGCCTGAACGGGCAATCTGAGCGCACCCATTACACGGAGTGCATCAGATGTCTGATTATCATCACGGTGTCCGCGTCGTCGAAATCAACGACGGCACGCGCACTATTTCCACCGTCTCCACGGCGATTGTCGGGCTGGTCTGTACCGCCGACGACGCCGACGCGACCACGTTCCCGCTGAATACACCGGTACTGTTAACCAACGTGCAGGCCGGTATCGCGAAAGCCGGTAAAAAAGGCACGCTGGCCGCGTCCCTGCAGGCAATTGCCGACCAGTCTAAACCGGTCACGGTCGTGGTGCGCGTGGCCGAAGGCGCAACCGAAGCGGAAACTATTTCCAATATCATCGGCACCACCGACGAAAACGGCCATTACACCGGCATGAAGGCCCTGTTAAGCGCGCAGACCCGGCTCGACGTCAGGCCGCGCATTCTCGGCGTGCCGGGCCTCGACTCGCCGGAGGTGGCGACCGCGCTTGCCGGTATCGCGCAGCAACTGCGCGCCTTCTGTTACGTCTCGGCATGGAACTGCAAAACCGTCTCTGACGCGCGCAAATACCGCGAGAACTTCAGCCAGCGTGAAATCATGGTTATCTGGCCAGACTTTATCGCCTGGAATACCACGGCCAACGCGTCCGAAACCGCGTACGCCACGGCGCGCGCGCTGGGCCTGCGCGCCAGAATCGACAACGACACCGGCTGGCACAAGACGCTTTCCAACGTCGGCGTGAACGGCGTCACCGGGATTTCAGCGGGCGTCTTCTGGGACTTACAGCAGACCGGCACCGATGCCGACCTGCTTAATGAAGCCTGCGTGACCACGCTTATCCGTAAGGACGGCTTTCGCTTCTGGGGCAACCGCACCTGCAGCGACGATCCGCTGTTTGCGTTTGAGAACTACACCCGCACCGCGCAGGTGTTGGCCGACACGATGGCTGAAGCGCATATGTGGGCCGTTGATAAGCCGCTGACGCCGGTACTGGTGCGCGAGATTATCGCGGGCATCAACGCCAAATTCCGCGAGCTGGTCAGCGCCGGTTATCT